GTTTGGCCCTCTTTTGGGGACTTTAATGGTTGAGTCGTTCAACTTGATGCGGCAAAATTGTCAGTTCATCCGCTTTATTATAACCACGAACTGTCTGGTTAGATGCACCAATGTAAGCACCCCTTCCCTGGGTAACGGAAGACTTCCAGCACGCAGAAGTTTCAGAATAGCATATGATCATGGCCATCCAGATCATGTGCTTGGCCGTTGTGGCCATCGTCGCCTTCTTCGCGACGACCGCGTGCCCCCTTCTTTGGGGCCTTTCTTATGACGTGCGCTGTGCCGTCTTTGATGCCACCTCGGCCATTATTTCCAAGGCTGCTGGCATTTTCGTGGCCGCTCTTGCGGTCATTTGGAGCTTTGTTCGGTTCATCCGTAAGTACTTCGGCACTTGGCTGTCCATTCTTATATTTGCCAACCTCATGCACCACTTGTATGTTGGGTTCGTTTCACCATCATTTCTTCCTTGTCAGCACTCAGTTTTCATTCCTGGGCCATCTGGCACGGTATGGGTGAATTCCACGCTGGCCACTGCGGCTCAGTTCGGAAACCCCTCAGCAGTCTCTCCCGATTGGACTCACATATTAGTTCTCGTGGGTTTGCTGATCGCTCTTAACAACCAGACTTATGGTTATGTTCTTGCCCACGAGAAGTTCCTCCGGCATTATTATGACCAGGATTGCTCTAGGAAGTACGGTCGCCGCAAGTGGCGGCGCCTTGTGAGAAAATCACGGGCCGCCATGATCAAGTTTTACCAGATCAGCGAGGACGACGAGCTCAACTTCCAGTTTGATTTCGGGCCGGACAAGTTTGAGCTCCAGGCTGGGTTTGATCCCACGTTTGTTTTTCAGCTCCTCTTCGATGAGGTCTCTGATTACAAATATCCTGGTGGCAAGCATGGTGAGACCATTGGAGATATTGCAGATGTTTTCATCCCCTTCCCCAAGATTCGCAAGTTCCTGAGAACGATGCGCGATGTGTCCAAAAAATACACCGGCGTCTCTCTCGTGGCTTGGTTCGCTTTCTTCCTAGCCCAACTCTACAGGCGCTCAAACGACTCGGAGTCCAGGAGGGACCAGCCCAATGAAACCAATATGGACAAGATCACTAGGTTTTGGATCAGGTGGTGTTACGTGCAGAGTGCCCTCACTCTCTCGTTCCACTCAGGTTTCGCCCTCGGTTCATTTGTTGATGCCGTTTTCGGAGTTCGGCAGAATCCCAACTACGTGCCGCAAGACTGCGCTGAGGAGGCCCCTCCCCCCCCCCAACCTGATGCTTTTGATTTCCAGGCCGGTGATGATCCCAGCTTTGACTTCAACTCACTCAAGAACCTCTTTTTCAAGATGGACACGGTCTATGTTCTGCGTAGTACTCTTAGGGTTGTCATAGCCTTATCTTTTGTGATCGCAGCGACCGGCACTGGCGTTTCCATGGCTAGTGCTCTCTCCAGCGCAACCGAAGATCCTCTTTTCAAGAAGATCGGATCGGCCAAGCCTATGGACCTCATTACTGATGTCATTAACCTCGTCAACAGGGTTGTTGAGGTTTGCCATACCGGTAATTATGCCTCTCTTTTCTCTACTGATCCTGTTCTGTCCGATCTCAATGGCCGCTACTCGTGGTTCATTGGCATCGATCCCACTGATCTCGATTCGGGTGTTGCTTCCCCCTACTCTGACAAACCGGTTTTCACACACGAGTTCTTGAAGTTTGGCGAGACGCTCATTGCGGATCTAACAGCCAGGAAGAATTTGGAGAGATCCAAGTTCGCATCCAATACCCTCCGCCACTGGTCCGAGAAACTTGACAAGGCGGTTCTTCACTTGAAGATCATCACGCAAAGGAACGACACCCTCGGCCTTCACGAATCACCGTATTGTGTCCTCATCCCTGGTGCATCCGCCATCGGTAAGTCATTCTTGTGGTACATTTTCCACAGAGTCGGCTGCCTCGCATATGGCATACCATCCGACGATAGCTACACTTACACAGTCAACGACACCCACAAGCACTGGGACGGCTTTGCTAGCTCAATGCACACCCTTCTTTGGGATGATGCTAGTTGTGTGAGCTTGGTTGAGGGCGACCCCCAGTTTCTTGGGACGTGGCTCAATGTAGCTGGGAACAACCGCTACATTCCCGCTTGCGCTCATGTTAGTGGTAAGGGCAACTTGCGGGCTGAGTTCAAGCTCATCTTTGCCACCAGCAATAAGCTTGATCTGCAATCCCATTCGGTTATGCTTGCACCCGAAGCCGTCCTCCGTAGATTTAACATCATCATCATTCCGGAGGTTAAGCCTGAGTTCCTTAACGACCAGAAAGTCATTGATGGCTTTCAGAAGTTTAAGGCTGCGAACGGTCGTGATCCAGAGTCGACGGCGGAGTATAACTTTTGGAATTTTAAAGTTTACAAGCCCTCGCTCACTGGGGTCGCTAACCGGGCCGACAGGATGAAGATGACCGGTGGACAACCAGATGGCGCTATCAATTACCCATCTCTCGAGTGGAGCCTAGTCCTCAATACCGATAATTTGAACGCGGTCAACAAGTTCATTTTTGAAGATATCAATGAGCACAAGGCAAAGCAGAAAGGAGTTCTTGATGGCGCTAAGCGCGTCCAAGCTTCCCAGTTTGACCCTGAGACTGGGAACCTTGCTTTCCAATCCGGCGAACTTGCCAAGCCAGGCACGTGGGTTCGAACTCTTTGCCTGTTCTTCGTGAGCCTCCTCTGTTGGTATGTTACGCCCCACCTCTGGCAACTCGCTCAAATGGTTCCGATCGGCGTGTGGTTTGCTACCTCGGTTGCCGGGCTGCACATTCTTTGGGTCTCGGTTTCCGCTGACATCCGCTCTGCATGGGCGCACTTCGTCGATTGGACCTTCGGGCTTGACGTTTCGCTTTGTTGGTTCGAACTTAAGCGGCAGGCCGTTGAGGCTTATGCATGGTTGCTGTTCGTGGCCATGCATTTTACCCAGACACTTGGCCAGTCGTTTTTTGTCGGGCTCACCCAAACTGTCGAGGCGAAGAATATCATTCAGTTCGTTCAGAACTCCTTTGCCATGCAGAATTTTTGCATACAGAAGGCTTCTTCCTTCATGAGATTCCGCGCATATGTTTATGAGAAGGTCACTGGCATTACGTGGAAGCATGCGGCGATTGTGTCCCTTGCGTTGTTCACTACCTATTACCTGAGCACGCTGCAGTTCGTCAGCATGCAGGTTGGTGAGGATCTAGGACCTAAAGCCACGTGGGCCGCTTCGACGCCGCAGCACGGGATGTCGCAGATGTCTAAATCTGTAGCTGATCCTAGCACGGCTCTGGGCCGCGCCCTCAACAATGTCTTCGTTTTGCACATTGGCAACGCCGTCACGGGCGTTAAATTCACCAACGCCGTGATGCTGAAGTCGACGTCTGGTGGTAACTTGTGTGTCTCTACGCTTCATTCGTTCACTGGGGTTTACCCCAATTTGGGCGATATGGACGTTGAGATCCCTGGTGGTACCACCTACATTGGCGCCAAGGGTGGTAAGATTAGCGACACCGTTAACCTAACCATCAAACCCGATCGGTATTTCACCGTCGAGAGCTCTGATTTGATTTTCTTTGTCATCCAGGGCAATCAGTGCAGGGACATAACCGGTTATTTTACCACCGCCAAGCACCGGGCTAGCACCAACAGTAAGAGCTTCAACGTGTCGCGTTGTCACGGTGACAATGTGCACCACGTGCTCAGAACCACCAATGCTATGCTCCACCGTGTTCAAAACATTCCAATCGGTGATCATACCCACAGCATCAATACATTTGTTGCTAGCTGGGACAGGCCTACCGAGAAGGGGTGCTGCGGCTCCCCATACTTCCAATGCGATGGGAACAAAACTAGCATTGTTGGAATACATCAAGCTTGGAATTCTGCTACGCAACTCTCGCACGCCGTCCACGTCACCGTGGAGGACATAGAGAGGGCCTACGCGCAACTTTGCCTTGGGGCGGATGCCTCGTTGCCCGTCGGGGCTGTTGAACTCCAGGGTTCGGCTTCGCTGAACATCATGCATCGCGAATTCGACAGGGAGCTTGCAGGCATTGACCCCAACAGGGCCATCCGTGGCCTTCAGCCCCTTGCGACGAAGAGCGTGTTTCGTCAGAATGACAATCCCGAGGAGGACATATCGGGCACGTTACATGTGCCCGGTTCGTTCGCCCAGAGCTCCTTTCCTCCGAAATCCAAGGTTCACGAGCATCCGTTTAAGGACGACTTGCTCCGGGTCACTGGGCTCCCTCCGGGAAAGAAGGTCCCGCCCCTCCCTCTCAAGGGATCTAGGTTTTACCAGGCGAAGAGGCACTTCATTGCCAACGTGTGCAAGATCCCCAACACTCTCGCTCCAACGCTGGTCGTGGCAGCCCTCAACGGTTTTCTCGTGGACAGCTTCACCAGGCTTTACCATCCCAACATGGAACAGGTCAAACCTCTGACTCTCCACGAATCGATCAATGGCGTCAGGGAAGGTCCACTTGCCAAGTACATGTCTGGGATCGTGATGTCTACCAGCGCGGGTTTCCCCTATTCCAAAGCTAAGACTGCTTTGTTGGAGAACAAGGAGCCTGGTGAGTACACGTTCAAACCCGAGATTTACGACCAGGTTGATCGCATCAAATCCGCAATTCTGCAGCAGGAAAGGCCCGATGCGAACGACGTGATGTTTGACGCGCACTTTAAGGATGAGCCCGTGTCTCAGGCAAAGAACGACACCGCCAAGATCCGTGTGATCATCGCATCGCCGTTGGCCCTTCTCATCTTATTTAGGCAGTACATTTTGCCTGTGATCGCATTCATCAGCGCAAATAGGATCGCGTTTGAAACGTGCCCAAGCACAGTGGTACAAAGTTTTGAGTGGACTCTCCAGCGTGATTTCGTCACCGGACAGAACACATCGGATTCGTCATTCAGTGACGACGACGCCGAGCCCCGTATTTTCTTCGACGGAGATTACAAGGGTTGGGATGCCTCACTCCAGAAGATCCTGGTCATGTGTTTCTTTCGTGTTGTCCATGTCGTTGCATGGGTGTCCGGGAACTACACAACCGACGATCTTCGCATGATCGTCGGGCTCGCTCTGATCGTTTGTGATTCCGCCGTCAATTTCTTCGGAGATCTGATCCTCTTCGCGTGTTTCAACCCTTCTGGACAACCGGGCACGGCACACTGCAACGGCGTGATCAACTCCATTTTGTTCCGTATTTCGTGGATCACAGTGGGGCTCTGCATCATGCAGTTCAGGCACGTCGTCAAGCTGCTTGTGTACGGAGATGACAATTGGGGTTCCGTGCTGATGGCTTACGCGCGTCGCTTCAACAAGCGCGTCATCGCCAGTGCGCTGCTCCCACATGGCGTGTACTACACCAACGCCGACAAATCTGCTGACATCACGGAATCATCGGACATCACCAAGATTGATTTCCTCAAGCGTGGCTGGGTTTACTCTTCGGTGGTTAAGGCGTTTCTTGCCCCGCTGAACTTGGAAACCCTTGGTGGTATGTGTTGCATTTTGCGCACGACTGCCAAAGCTACCGAATTTGACCAGATTAGGTCTGGAATGCAAAGCTTGTGTGACGAAGCCTTCTACCATGGTGAGAAGGTTTTCAGGAGCATTTGCGATTCAGTCAAGGCGTATCTGGACTCGCACTCAGGGTTGGCAGGCACTTTTGAGCCGCCATCCTTTGAGTATAAGGTCAAGAAGTTTGAGTCCGATTCTGAGTATTTTATTCAGAACCGAGACCTCTTCATGGCCTGCCTTCGCAAGTAGGCGAAATGGGTGTGGGGCACCCGCGGACGCAAAATTCCCGCAAACGCCCCGACTGCGCCCCCGATCTTGCACGTGATGAGTAAAACGTGTAGTGCGGGGGCGCTTTAGAGGATGTCAAGTGGATTCTTGACTGCCCTCTCTCGCCACTCTAACCCAGTCGCATATAGGTCTAAGCGACTGGTTTCAACCGACCTGCAGAAACAACGCATACAAGTACAAATAGCGATCCTATCTTGGAGCAGACTTACGAGACTGCCCCTGATGTTGTTGTCGCCACATCCGTCCCCAGGTTCACTTATGAGAGTGTACCTGGGGATCAGCTTCAGGACTACCTCAAACGCCCTAGACTTATTTATTCTAGGGAGTGGGTTGTTGGTACTGAATTGCTTGAAGTCATTAAGCCTTGGAAGGTTTTGTTCGCCAGCGACGATGTTCGTAGGAAGATGAATGGTTATTCGCGATTTCGCGGATCTCTCAAGATTCAGATTATGATCAACGGCTCAGCCTTCCACAGAGGGCTAGCTTTTGCTAGTTACCTCCCGCTTGGTGACGAACAATCCAACGTTGGCCCTATATTTAACGACGGCATTTTCACCACCGTTGGTGGTGTTGGCATTGGGCAACCCAATGGTGCCGCTTATCATTCGTTTAATTCGGCCCAAGGATTTTACGGATCGACCATCGGTTATCGTAGGCTGGTCCCACTGTCCCAGAGGCAGCACATCAAACTTTACCCTGCTGTTGGGCAGGGGGGTGACATGGTTTTGCCCTTGGTTTTCCCGCATGAATATGTGCCTATCGACCAGTGGTCCACTTTTGACCCCCTTGGAGGGGTTGAAGAGCGGGCCGCCACGATTGACAACCTAGGAACTTTAACGCTCCAGTCGGTTGGCACTTTGGGGTTTTTGGGTTCTAACAACCCAGAGTCCGTTGACATCACCATTCTTGCGAGTTTTGATGACGATTTGGAACTCGTCGCACCCACCACGTATTATTTGCAGGCAGGTGATCTCGTTTTCCAATCTGGCGAGCCTATGTCTAGTAACATTAGGCATGCTCGCCCGTCATCGCTCCCTAGCATGTCCGACTGGGCTGGAGTCGTGGCCAAGCTCGGTCCCGCTGCAGCTCGACTCATGGGGTTTTCGAACCCCCCTTTGCTTACGAGCGTCGACACCGTCAGGGTTCAGAATGTGCCCAACATGGCGAATACACAGTTGTCGGCCCGTGATGAGGTCTTGGCAGCCGATCCGGCATCCACCTTGGTCGCAACTTGTGATAGCCTGGGCGGTTCTGATTCCGATTTACTGATATCCAATCTGGCTGCCAAATCATCTTATTTGACCGCCTTTGTTTGGCCGGCCGTGGGGCCGGGCTCCACGACCCACAGCACTTTGTTTAGGGCTTACCCCTCTCCCGCCATGTCCCCCACTGTTGTGAGATTGGGCGGGGTGTCTACCGTGGCTAGATATGATCAGGTTCTCCCCATCCCCATGGAGTGGTTGTCCGAGACCTATCGTTTGTGGCGCGGTGACATCGTTTTTGGCTTTGAAGTCATCACAACGAAGTTTCAGAGGGGACGTTTGAAGGTGTGTTTCGATCCGCTCGGGGCTATGGCCTTGGACACGGACCACACTGGTAAGGTCTACACAAAGATTTTCGACATTTCTGAGGGCACCGAGTTTGAGTTTGTCGTACCCTATATGGCTACAACAGCCTGGCTCAGCACCCAGCACTCGCTCGATTCAATTCCAGATCCTGCGTCAGCTGATGCCAGGCACAATATCGTGCCTAGCTCTTTGGATGCAGCTGGTGAAACCATGCCGCCATACAATCCAGCCACACACAATGGTCTGTTGACTCTCCAGGTCCTGAACACACTTACCAATGATCTTGACGCATATGTCATGGTCACTGTGCGAGCAGGGCCCAGTTTCGAGCTGGCAGTCCCTTGCGGTTTGTCCGAAGCGATTTCGCTCCAAGATCAGTACTTCATGCAGTCTAGTGACTGGGTTCTCCAATCTGGTGACCCTGTCCAGGATTGTTATGTTGGAGAGAAGTCGTCCTCCATCAAGGATTTGTGCCATCGAGCTAGTCCTGTTGGAATGTTTCCGCTCAACACTCTTAATTCCACTGGAGCCTCCATCAGTGGTAAAAGTGTTGTGTACGAGATTCCGGTTACTGGCGTCCCCCGTGGCGTCGGCTACAATGGCGGTGACACGCAGATGGCTGCCAACTCGCCACTTGGGCCCTTTTACGGGCTTGGGTCTGGCGCTCCGGTCACGTTTTTCCACTGGTTTTCTTCCGCTTTTGACTCGGTTCGCTCTTCGCATCGCGTCCAAATTCATCCTCTCGCCATGGCTGGTAGGGGGTTTGATGATAACATTCTTGTGACCGTCAGGCGTGGCATCGCTAACATGATGACTTCTAATGCCAACTTGTTTGATCCCGCCTACACTTGGCTCCGCAACCCCCTCGCCCGGGTTGTGTATCCGCTTTGGTCTGCCACGACCGCTGGCAATGCCTTCGTTGGCGTTGAGCAAGTCATGGCTGTCCAAGATTCCGCTTCCAACATTGGGAAGAATGGCGGTTCGGTGCATGTACCTTATCAGCGCAACACCAAATTCACGCCTACAAACTCGATGTACGACTTCTATCGACCTGTTTTCAATAGGTCGTCCGGTACTCTTATTGGTGAACCAGTTTACAACACCGACTTCCCGAATGCCGGGACTTACATGTGCCTGCTTGGCAAGTACTTCCAGCCAGCAGACACAGTTCAAGTCTTCTCCGCCGCTGCTGCTGTCAATGGTGGTACTCTCTTGATGACCACATCCGCTGGGGCCGATATGACCGTTGGACGGTTTTGCAACGCCCCAACGTACTTTAGGTCCCGACGGGAGAGGACTTTCACCAATGCCAGCCAACTTGCAATGGTCCCCTTAGTCAGAGATAAATTCTTTGACGAGCTGGTGACCACTGCTCTTTCGTAGTACAGATATATATACACACACTGCCGTTTCCGGATTCGTCCGGCGGCCTTGACCCCGTATGGGGGGTCGATGGTCGCGGTGGTGCGACCATAGCTTCTTAGAATGCAACCAACCCAACGATCAGCCGTTATAAGCGTTACCACGCGCTCACGCGACTTTCGTTAGGAAGGC